GGGATGTGATGGTGCGGCTCGACGTGATGCCATCAATGACCGACCTACAGGTGATCATCGCAGCGACATCGAATGGGATCTTCTCCAGGTAAGGGAGAACTCTGTGCATCCTGCCAGGAGCACGAGAAGCTTGAGCAACCCAGAGCTTGATGCCCTCACTGAGAAGCTGTGTAGACTTCTCCAGCACACGCTGCCCAGCAGGTGTACAGGTCTCCAGCTTGTTGGCCCGATACTTGGAAAGCCTAGACAGATACCGTGCTGTACCCAGCTCGGACATCTCCGATTCAAGCTTCTCTTCGTTCACCCTTGGTGATCCTTTGGGTTAACTGAGGGTATCCTGAGGAGTACCCTTGTATATTATTCTTATACTTACTATCCTAAGGTTGTCCTTGGGATTATCTTAAAGGTGATTCTAAAGGTTGAATCCTAGGAGTAATGCAGGAAATCTGAAAACTTTTTTCAAATACACGTCTTACCCGTCAGCTTGACTAGAGTGTGTCAGCAAGACTATCGTCAGCACGACTAGCGGACTCCCCCTGGTCGGTCAGCCGGTGCCGGTGGCGTTTCACCTTTCACTGAAACCTGAAACCGTTTCACCTTTCACTGAAACCTGAAACCGTTTCACCTTTCACTGAAACCTGAAACCGTTTCACCTTTCATTGAAACCTGAAACCATTATCAGACCCAATTATAGACAGCCATATCCGGGATTCATTATCGGACAGAATCACGGACAAGGGTATCGGTGATTCATTATCGGACAGGTGTGAGGTGATGGCCGGTGCCGGTGATGGCCGGTGTGCGGTGATGGCCGGTGCCGGTGCCGATTTATTATCGGACAGAATCACGGACCACCACATCTTGTGGTAGTGTAAACTTTACACCACCACATATGGTGTGCATCGCTACGATGCCCTGTGCTGCATCCTGTGGGGTTCCCCCATACCATCGTACCATTTCGACCCCAAACGTAGTAGCGGGCATCCTAGGCCGTTTAACGGGACGCGATTGGTGTATATAGGATGCGACCGAACCGGAAAAAATTTTAAATTTCCTCTTCAAGGGGCTTGACAGGCCCCTAGCCCTATGCGAGAATGCACGCACCGCAACTTCGCGGGATTCAACTACACCAGCCCCACAGGGGCAGAAATGAGAGTTACACCAATGGCACACGAAATCACCGACACCGATGGCCTGATCCTGCACCGCACCGCAGCGTGGCACGGGCTTGGCACGATTGTGGAGAATGCGCCCACCGCCGCCGAAGCGTTGACGCTGGCGGGTCTGAACTGGGAAGTGCAGGAGAGCGAGGAACTGGCAGCCGTCTTCCCGGGTAACCGCGTCGCGCAGGTGACCACCCACAAGGCCCTGCGCCGATCCGACACGGGGCTGGTGCTGGGCGTTGTCGGCGCAGACTACAGCGTGGTGCAGAATGTCGAAATGGCCGACCTCGCACAGGCCGTTGCCCGTGAGGGTGAGACCGTCCGCGTCGAAACCGCTGGCAGTATCAAGTCAGGTCGTCGCGTGTGGTTCCTGCTGAAGGGTGACGGCTACGCCATCGGCAAGGGCGACGAACACGTCCCCTACCTGCTGGTGACGACGGCACACGACGGCACTGGTGCGTTGCGCTTCCTGCCCACAGAGGTGCGCGTGGTGTGCAGTAACACCGTTTCGATGGCCCTTGCCAACGGTGGTGGCTGGTCGTGGCGGCACACCGGAGGCTTGCGCGACAGGATCGAAGACATTCGGACCGCGTTGGGCTCATGGCGCAGCGAATCGGCGAAGGCTCGTGACGCATTCGAGCACCTGAACCGTCACACCCTGTCCCGTGATGAGGTGTCCGACCTGTGGCTGGATGCGTTCACTGCCAGCGAAGGCCCTGTGGTGATGAAGCCCACCACACCCGGCGAGGAACGCCGCAAGGCACGCGCCGTCGAAGCGTTGGCCTACATGGGCAAGGTGTTTGACAGCGAGGCGACCCGCTTCGGTGGCACTGCACTGGTGGCGGCCAATGCGGCTACGCACTGGCTTGGCCATGCGCGTGGCCGACTGGACGGCATGGAGCGAGTGTCGTCAAACCTTGTCGGCGATTACGCCAAGGCGAAGGCCGCCGTGTTCACTCGTGCGCTCGCCATGGTGTGACCGATCAAGCCTTCGGGCTCGCCCCCTGTTCGCGGGGGGCCTGCCCGCATGGCTTGCAAGGTGCAAACCAGCGGAACACACCACAGCCCCACCTAGGGGCAGAAGAGAGAGTTACACATGGCACGGACTAACGTCGGACGCATCGGACAGTACACAATCGAAGTTCAGCAGGAAAACGAGCGTTCGCTGGTCGCTGAACTGGTGGAGGCGAAGTGTCTGCTGGAAACGATGGAGGACGAGACCGACGCACAGCGGGACATCGTGGACCTGCTGGGCCGTCAATTGGATCAGGTGCGCGAGGATCTGGAGCGCATGAAGGCAACACGCAAGGCCCCGAAGGCTTCGAAGGGAGGCAAGCGGTGAATCTGGACGACATCATTCGCAGGCTTCGCAAGGCTGAGGAAGCCGCCTTCATGCGGGGCGACGGCGACACCTACACCCTGCTGCTATGCGCTGGATCGAAACTTGCAGAGGCCCGGGAACTGGCCGACCACATCACGGATTTTGAGGATGTGCTGGACACTGAAACCGGAGACATGGCGACCAACTTCCTGTGCAGCGGGTGCCGCAGTGCATGAGAGAATCACTGTAGCCGCCCTAGTGTTTCTGTCGATAGGTTTCCTAGCGGCAGTGTTCGGAGAGTCCCGCCGGAAGGCGTGACGGTTTAAGGGTGACGGGCGCACAGTAATCGCGCCCCGATCCCCTGCACCGTTGCAGGTCACTAAACACCACACACAGGAGACACACCGATGGACACACTGGACCGATGGCCGGAGCCCCGACACAACCGCCTAGCCGCCTACTTCGCTGAACTGGAGGAAGCGTCTTCGGAGTACTGGGGGATGCACGGACTGCCCGCCAGCCTGGTGGATGAACTGGAGGACCGCCCTGGTGCTGACCGGGACCTCTTCGGCGACGAGGAAGGGGGCGACCGATGACCAGCAGTGCAGACTTGAAGAGCCTCAGGGACAGCCTGTGGCACGCGCTGGAGTGTTTCAGCCAGACCCATTCGGCACCGGATGATGCCAGTGACAGACTGGCGACCAGCGTTGACTACCTGCTGCGCGCTGCAGCGACGCACGAGGGGTGCCGCCTGTCGCCCCTCGCCTACGCTTACTGGCAGGAGTGGCATGATGCCATTGAAGGGGTTGCTGGTGACTCCAAAGAGTTCCGAATGGGAGCCCACGACATGGAAGAGCACGTCGCGGCATCACTGTGCCAACAGATGCCGGAGACATGGGACAGCGACGACGACGAGTGACCAGCAGGGCCAGCAGCAGGACGGGCCGTAGGTGATCCCCACAAGGGCCCTACGGCCCTGTCCATTGGTGCAGATAAAAAAACGGGGGACTAAAGACCGACGACCGGCGAGCCCCATCGGCTACCCTAGCGGTCCCCACCGGCCACCGGCAGGCTTCCCACAGGGCCAGCCACAGCCGACCGCCTACGATGCCCCACAATCGATCCGAAGTTTCCCCCACCCATGGCCCCACCTGACCCCTGCGAATCGATCCTGAGCCATCCTAGTGCGTGCTGGTGGCGGGGGGCCAGCGGGGCAGCAGGGGTACCCCACAGGGGGGGAAGTCAGCGCGGCTACGTTAGCGTATGGCCTTTCAGATTTTTTCACCAAAAGGTCCGAAGGTCATCCCCAGGAACACCCAGTGGGCTCACCCCACACCGCCTCCTAAGGAGGCATCCTGTCAGGCGGCCCTTGGGAAAGCTCTTACCTGCCCGTGGTGACCCAGCGGACTGCCGAAGCTTGGCCTGAGGTTAGACGATGGGTCTTGTTCCTGGAGACCCCAAGTGAAAAGGCCGCCTTAGGAATTACCCAAAGACGGCCCGTGGAGAGTTACACCGACATGATTATAGCATCATTGCCAACGTGTGTCTAGTCAGAAGTGATCTTTTCGATCAACTTTAGTACATCTGCCTTGTTGTCCTGGATGAACAGCCCAATGGCTGTCTCAAGAAGCCTCACGGTGCTCTCAGGGAGATCCAGACCGTAGGTATCGGTGACCGCATGGATCAGCTCATGGAGGTGCGTGAGACCCTCGTTGCGGGTCCCAGTGCCTGCCTTAAGGCGGATCTCGTTAGAGTCCGAGTCCCATTCCCCGAAGTCCTCCAAGGGACCCTTGAGGACTGAGACCTTGATGGCACCGATCTTGTGAATAGCAGTCAGAAGGAAGTCGTCCATACCAAACCTCCAGTTTTACTTAAGGTACTTCGAGCTCACCGCCATCATCAGGCCACTCGTTACTGGTAATAGCTGTGTTTGCACCAGCAACATCATTCGGATCAGCACTGACATTTTCATTTAGTGCAATGTTTGCCTGTTGCTCCTGCTTAAGACCGGCCCCACCATAACGCTTGATACGTCCTGGGCCAGCCTTAGGCTTCCCACACGAGCACTTCTTCATGGTTGTCCTTTAGTTGTCTTGTGGTTTACCAAGAGATAAGTCCTAGACATGTACTTATACATACATCTTATCTAGGACTTAGTTAGGATTCTTAGGGTTTACCTTAGGAGTAATCCTTAGGTATTCCTAAGTATAACCCCCTCCATAGAACTAAGCTATTACTTTTTCTTAGATTCCTTCTTTTCCTTAACCTTCTCAGGCAGCTTCTTGATGCTGAGGGTTTCCTTAGCCCACCGCTTGGCAATACCTGGGTGTTGAGAGTACATGAAACGCTGCTGAGCCTTTGACTTGAATGGCATGACCACCCCCTTTAAAGTGTTTACGTCTTCATCCAACGATCACCGTCTTCACGTCTACCCGTGAAGCTCTCCATGAACTTTTTAAGTTCAAGGTCGAACTTCTCTGACTTCCTCTCACGGATCTTCTTGTCCACGTCCTGGGCCATCTTCTCTGACCAATAGGCAACGCCCATAGACAGTGCGTCTAGACGGTCGTCGTGTGCCAGAGCACCCTTGGATCGGGTCACTCGGCTGATCTGGTACATGAGCTGGTACTGCAGGGCCTTGTCAACAGGCATGTCCTTGGTGGATGCCATGTCCTTCTTGATCACGCCACAGTCGATGATCAGCTTGTGCTGATTCATAACCGGCTCCAGGGTGTCGATGATGCGCTTTTCCTTCTGGATCGAATGGCGAACCTCTTCGATAGCGCAGGGGTGGACCCTGGTCATCACAGGACGGAGCAGTTCGGTGAACATGCCGTTACCAAAGTTCTCTTCCACCAGCACTTGATTGACCTTCTGGGCCTTGGCGATGTTCGCCAGCTTCTCCAGCACGTCAGCCCCATAGCCGCCCTGCAGGCCGCCCGCATCGGTGACGTACAGGTAGCCGTTGAGGATCTTAACGACCGCGTAGGCGGTCTCGTCAGTACCCCTACCCGAGGGGTCAATGGCCATCACGGAGCCCGTATAAGCGATCCAGTCGCCTACAACGGCCATTGGGCGGTGGTAGCGGTCTCCGTTGAAGCCGACGCAGGGCAGGTCCTTGTGGGCCAGGGCATAGTCAGCAGCCCAAACAAGCTTCTCTGGGGCCAGCTCCACGTTGCAGTCCATGACAATCAGCTCATTGATCTTGAGCGGGTACCTGTCCTGATCACTCAGGGTGGTGTCAAGCATGTACTGGAGGGCGAATCCAGACCGTCCATAGGACAGTTCACGCTCCACAAGCTCTGTGTCGTCAAACCGCAGGGGCTCAACCAGCTCACCGGCCTTCAGTTTGGCCACAGACGGGGCCAGCCGTTCCCCGTAGTTGATCCTCTGCTTCTCCCCAGGGGCCTTTACCGGCCAGATACGGACGGAATAGCCACGCTCAGGGAGCATGTTGTAGATGCTCTGCTCTGTCTGGGGGGTACCCAGGAACAGAATCCTACCGTTGGGCTTGAGGACGGCCTCAAATTCCTTAATGGACTCGGCCAGCTTGTCACGCATGGGCTGGGTCGATGAGTTGTTGGGTACCTCAACGTCGTCTGCGATGACGATATCTGCACGACTACCAGTGATCTGCGAGGTGATGCCCTTGGATGTCACGCTGGGTGCGTGCTGGGCCGGTGCGGGACCGACATCGAAGGCTACCTTGGAGTACCGCTGGGTCTCCTTGGGCCGCAGATGGGCCAGCATGGGGATCTCTTCGATGAGCCGCAGGGTGAACGTGCTGAAGTCGTCTGCACGCTGCTTGCTGGCAGAGACCACCAGGATGTTCTTGGCGGGGTCCAGGAGTAGCTGGTGGACCACGAAGGCCGAAGTGATGTAACTCTTACCGACACCACGGAAGGCTTCCACAACAGAACGGCGGGGACCGTGCTGAATGTACTCTGCGATGTCGTACTGGACTCCGGTTGGCTTGGGAAGCCCCAGGTGTTTCCAGACGACATACAGGAAGTTGCGGAAGTCTTGTAGTCGTGGATCAAGTTCCATACTTCAGGTCATCATCCTTTGCCGGATCAAACGGCAGCGCGTCGTGCAGCTTCAGGATAGGTGCATTTTGCTTAACTGCCGAGTCAATGCCATTGTCCTTGAGGAGTTGACGAGCAACCCCAAGGTCTGCAGCTGTAGCTGTACCAGCCTGGATTCGCTCTGTAAGTGTCCTGACAAGCGACGTGTGGAGATCCCTAAGAGCTTGTTCATCCATGACTCAAGTACCTCGTAGCGACGTTGATAAAGATTGACACGGCGGCCCCAACTACTGCGGAGCCGCCCATGAGAAAAGACTTGGAGTTTTCCAGACCACGCACGCGCTCATCAAGGGACTTGATTTCCTCTTGCTGAACGTGCTGCATCTGGATGAGTGCGTCCATCTTTCCTTCAAGACGACCAAGGGCAAGAAACAATTCGTCGTTCATGGGACAGCCACCACGTTGACGTTGGTCTTGATGATGTAGTTCAGGATGATCGTTGGCTGCACGTTGTTGTTGGCGGACGTAACGACGGCAGTGCCGGTATTCGTGGCCACGTTAACGGTTGTACCGAACGACTGAGACCCACCGTTGGCTCCCAAGGCAACGCCATTGATGCCACTACCAGCGGTAGTTACGCGGTTGGCAGCGGTGCCGCCCATGTTGTCACGGCCAGCCACTGCACGACCACGGAGGTCCGGCAGGTTGAACGTAGTGGTACCGTCGCCAGCACCATACTGGTCACCAACCAAGGCATACAGTTCAGCAAAGGTTGTTCGGTTGACCGCCTGACCATTGCAGAAAGCAAAGCCAGTGGGGGCCGAAGCAGTTGCTGCGGAGTACGGAAGGATGCAACCGAGGGGGATTGCGCTATACCCGGTGTTGGCGTATCCAGTGGCAAGCGTACCGGCGAGCTCACTGAGGCCGTTGGAGGTCTTGAGGAGACCTGAGGTCATCTGGGGTTGAATGAAGTCTAGGGGCATGGGATTTCCTTTGTTTAAGCAAGTCGGATCACAACGATGTAACTGTGCTTATATTTAATTACACTGCCGCCTGAGTACCACGAGTCGCTGCAACTGATGTTTTTTGTGCCAACGGTTGAAACAAGCTGACTCGGGTGTACAAGATTAAATTCTGTTGGCTGGGTTGCGATTTCATTAAGTGTGGATGCGCTAATTCCATCATCAATCCACAACTTTTCAGTACTGTCAATAGTAAATGAAAAACGCTGAACAGCTGCTGGTGAGATCAAAGTTCCACCTTGTATGTAGCCTTGAGTCCTCATGTAATACACATAAGGAACACCAATTTCCATAGATGAAACATCAATGGGAACAGTCAGAGCTTGGTTGTTTGTAGTGGTTGTGTAACTGAAAAACTTTGGAGTTTTTGCAAGTCGCGTATCAACGTAATCCTTGTTTGCAAGATGTGAGGATACGGTCGGGGGAAAGGAACACGTTGGAACAGTAGCAAATGTTCCGCCGCTCTTATCCACCTTATTCGCAAGAGCAGTGGCAAGAGTTTCCCCACCAGCAGCTCCAGTGCTGGTCACAGTGGTGTAACTGTTGTAGTGTGCAGCTGGGGTTCGCGCATCGGTAAGACGGGGATCGTTACCACGAACAGCTTCAGTGCTGGTGGCGTTGGCAGGGACGCTAGAAGTGCCGCCAAGGTTTGCAAGAGAAGCCGTACCAAAAGCAGGCTTATCAATAATCGAATTCCAATTTGTCGCGCCAATGGCTCGGCTGATACCGAAGTTACGCACAGTAAGCTTCACGGTTCCAGTAGGACTGGCAGTTGAGGTTGAGTACAAGTAAATACGACCGTTCAAAACCTGGTATGCAGTACCAGGAGTCTGAATAACGCCACCAAAGGTGACGATCATCATGTTCTGGTTGTCGCCATACAGACCAGTCAGTTCCTTACTAGCAGTCCAAGCACCAGCACTGCCGGTCCAATCACCATCAACAACATCAAACTGCCAGAACTGGGGGTCACCCGTAGCGGTACCAAACAGCTGAAGGCTTTCGACATAGCTTCGGGTAACAGCATCCTGCTGATTAACTGGGTCTCCGAGATTGGAGATACGGTACCCACCGGCGTTGTATGCACCAATGGTGTCGTCGTATGTGATACCACCATTACCAGTGTCCTGAGCTTCCTGAGCGATGAACAGAAGTTGAAGTGCAGAACGGTCCAGGTCATTTGCAGTCAGCACAGACCCATCAGTAAAGTCCACAACACGAGTGGCTTGAGTCTTTGGGGTCTCTCGTCGCACTGCGATTACGTCGCTGGCAGCCGGAGCAGAGCTGAAGCTCAAGGTGAGGACACCGCTGGGCTGTGTAAAGGTATAGCCACTCGCCTGCAAAACATCATTCTTGTACACCTTCAGATGGCTGAGTTGAAGATAACCATCAATCTGGGTGACAGCAAACGAGTTGTTGGTGACGGACGGGCCTGAGTAAATTTGATAAGAGTATGCCATTGTTTTTACCTATTAGCGAGGTTAATGAGTTCAGACACAGGACGGCCCAACCTCATGGCCTGCTTATTTGCGAAGTCGATACGGGCCGCATTGGCCAGTTCAGGGGATTCCTTGAGGACCTGCTGATAGGCAGCCTCTCGGTAAGACGCTACAACCGAACGGAGCCTACGGATTCGTGGACTGTCGTACTGGTCAGTGCTCTCTGAACTAAGATTCTGGTAGTCCTGAGAGTTCACCAGACGCATCAACTGATCCCGCAGAGTCTTTCCACCAATCTTCACCTTTCCGTGGAGTTCCAACCAGCGGTCATACGCTTCCTGACCACCGGCAGTCTTGAACTGGGTCAGGTCAACAGCACCCTTGGTTTCCTTAGGTGACGTGAAGCTATGCCCAAGCTTGGCAAACTCGTTCGCCAGCGGATCATCCTTGACCTTGGTGTAGGTGAACGGACTCAGCCAATCTGGACCGTAAGCCTCAGCGCGGCGAAGCGGATCACCGAAGATGTTTCGCTTCGGTGCTAGACCTTCGGCCAGACCTGGGATCTTGTTTCGGACAGCATCCAGCATTCCACGGGTCTCTCGGATGACATCATCGTTGAATGAACCCTTGGACTGGTTCAGGGCACCGCTGAACGGCACCATAGATCCGGCGTACTGGTTGATGAAGTTCTGACCGAAACGGGACGGATCGCTGAGCACGTTACTCAGGGCAGTGAAGCCGGTGAGGTAAGTCTTGTTCGTGAAGTTGCTGGACAGAGCCAGCAGAGCCACGTTAAGACTGGACGTGAGCGGGTCCATGTGCTTCTCGTCTGCATAGCGAAGACCCTCAACAACGTCAGCCACAAGGCCGATCACTGATGCAAACGGGTCAAGTCGCCTATACGAAACGTAGCTATCACCAACCTTGATGGAGTACGGCTGCCATCCGGTTGCAAGCAGAGCATCTCGCTCAGACTTGTTCTTCGGGCCGCCGCCGGTGATGTTCCCATTGAACGCCGCGAAGCCAACACCCACGGTGACCGACGATGCAAACGCCAGTCGGCCCATTGCATCTGCTCGGATCGCCGCATCGGAGTGCGTCAGCAACTTGTTGTAATCACCAAAGGCACTCTTGGTGTACTTCAGGTTGAGTGGCAGAGACCGCTGAAGGGCGAAGTTAAGGATGTTGGTTGGGGTGCGAATGAACGGCAGAATGAATCGGAGAGCTGGGTGCACCGCAACGGCCTGCTGAAGACGGGCCGGGAATGCAATCAGCGGGTTCGTACTCTGGGTATCCAGCGTGGTCTGGAACGTGGCATAACGAGCACGCTCCATGGATGTACGAGCAAGAGCACCAAGGTTGGGGTCCCAGTTATCTGGTGAACCCATGTAGTTCATAATGAACGCCTGACGACCGTCAGCAGTCAACGACCCTGCACTGATAGCCTCATCAGCCGCCTTGTTGGCATTGCCCAGAACAACACGCTCGGAGTACTGCTGACCATCCACGATAGTCTTCTTGAACGTATCCTCAACCCACTGGGCCGCCTGTGTGGTGTTCCCATTGAACCGAGTGATGCCTTCATTGAACAGCTCAGCCTTGTAGTAGGCGCGGTAGTTGAGCTGCTTAAAGAATTCGTCCTGAGCAGTCAGGAATCGGGTGGGCAGGTTAAGCACAGTACCGATCCAATCAACAGCCATGGAGCCCGTGGTACCTTCCTGCATACCAAAGTTGGCCGAAGAGATGGCCCGAACATTCGTCTTGGCTTCAGTCGTACCAACGGCTTCCAGGATTCCGGCATCAGACTTGAACGCAGCAAACGCAAGCTTGCTGACATCAGTCATCTGCTGAACCATGTAGACGTAGGTCTGAAGTGCAGTACGAACTTCCTTGAGGTCAGCCCGGAGAGTCGCACCAACGGCACGCTCAAAGGGCAGATACAAGGAGGTGAACAGGTTAGCCGTGGTGTTAACGACGGACGTACCCGGAGCACTGAGGATGGAGTTCATCCAGTATTCCACGATGGCGTTACCTGCACGGTAACCACGAGACAGTTCCATAACACCCCTGTCGCCACCCTGAACAGCCGCAGCGTTGTACTTACGCATACGAGCAATCAGATTGTCACGACCACCGGATTGTTGAATCTGGTCATTTATGATACGAACACGGGCAGTGGGATCAAGAAGCGGGTTCGTTGGGGCAGCCCCGCCAAGGCCGGGACCAGCTCCCGGGCCCATGCCGGGACCCATACCCGGGCCAGCACCAGCTCCCAGTCCAGGGCCCATACCGGGTCCTGCACCAGGTCCAGCTCCTGGTCCCATTCCAGGACCCATACCAGGGCCCATCCCAGGACCGGCACCCGGGCCCATTCCAGGGCCTGCTCCAGGACCCATCCCAGGGCCAGCACCGGAACCAGCACCAGCACCCAGACCAGGACCCTCGCCAGCACCAAGGCCAGGTCCCATGCCAGGACCAGCACCCGGACCAGCACCCGGACCAGCACCAGCCCCCATAGAGCCCGTAGGCACGTTAGGATCGACTCCAGTCGTAGCAGCGGCACGGGCAGCGTCATCAGCCACGGATGCGCCAGGACCGATCCTGGGGGCTTCAGCGGCCTTCTCCATGGCAGGCAGAATGCGGAAGTCCTTGATTGGCTCAGGGACAATACGAGCACCACCCAAGGTACGGGCCACCTCACGGTAGTGGTACTTGATGGACTGGACCGAAGCCTGAAGCAACTGCTCGCCACGGGCAAACTCGTACAACTGCTCATCGGTCAGGGTAGCACCAGTCTTGGCGATACCCGACAGCTCCTTCATGCGGGAAGCCACGGACGACCCGAAGGTACGCAGGGCCACCAGCTTCTGGTTGAACTGAGCAAGGTCGTACTGAGAGCGGCCCCGCAGGTCAACCGGCAGGTCCAGACCAAAGGTGTCACGGATGTCAGCCATGTGTCCCTGAGCAGCCGCAGCCAGAGAGTCAAGGCTCTGGGCGGGCTCGTCAAGGTTTTGAGTGACACCGGCCTGATCCATCAGGTTCTTGGTGTACTCGCTGACATCAGCCGAACTGTTGAAGCGGTTCCAGTTGATAGGCTCGTTGGGGGTTCCACCGGGCTTACCGAGGGTTTGCGTGGGAGGAGTGATGTTGGCCTGGAATAGAGTCTTTGGCTCCTTATCACCAACCACAGCAGTAGTAATCGCACGAACCTTACTATCAATACCGGGTCCGCGCTGAACCAACTTATCAAACGTGGCGGCCACTTCCTTGGACACGTTGATGTCCACGTCGGTGTTGGTCACGTCACGATACAGGTTACGCATCCAGTTGGTCAGGGTACCGAAGGTCCTCTCCAT